ATATCTCTCTTCTTCATCAGGATATTGTTGTATAATTTTTTTTATTTGTCCTGTTATCATTTGAATATCAAACTTAATATTATGTCCTACAAATTTGCCAGCTTGTTCGCAATAACCTATAAATTCGTCAATATGATCCTTAATAGGTCGCTTATCTAAAGTCATATCTTTTGTTATACCATGGACATCAGATGTCTCTTTTGGTATTTTTCCATTAATATTAACAATATCGTCGTTTAATTTAGTTGCATATAAAACAGATTGTTTATCTACATCATATAAAATATAACTTAACTGTACTATTTCATTTTTTTCAGGACTAAATCCTGTTGTTTCTGTATCAAATACAATTATTATATTATTCATAATATAATAGTTTAAAATAATTTTAAAGTTCAATATTATGCTCTTTTAAAAAAGCTTTAATCTTGTCGGAATATTTATTTCTAAGTTGTAGATTAGGAACCTTATTATATACATTATGGACTTCTGGAAATCCGGACGATTTATTAATGCTACCATCATCAAGCATTCTATTTTTTCTTCGCAAATGTTCTTCTTCAGATTGTGTATAATAATGAGCTATATAAATAGGTGCTCTAGTAAATGGCATAATTTGTCTATTAAATGGTCCCATTTGCATTCTTAAACCATTTCCAGAGTAACATCTAGATTTATTATTAATAATAAAATAATGAGGGTTAATAGATCTAACTGCACTAACGGGTCTTACAAAAGATTTAATATGTTGATCTAAATATAATTCAGAAGTTGTAAAATTTTCAGTAAGTAAACCTTTTGGCTGCTGGATATGTCCTGAAGTTCCAAACATAAGCCAATTAATGCCAATAGAGTCGGCTTCTTTGAAATAATTTAAAAAATCTTTAATAGTATCAAATCTATTTAAATTGATATATTCATCTGCATCTAAATAGAGCATCCAATCATGATTTTCTCTTGATGCAATATCTAATGCATCATTCATTAGTTTTATTTTAATATTAATGCTTAAGATTGGAATACTAAGTCGCGGAGCCGGAAAACAGCAATATGGTTTGGGGTTGGACGCTAAACTTATGGAACTGACACTACGTGAGCTTGTGGCAACTGGAAAGTCTAAACTATCAATTAGTCATAAAGACCCGTATATGTTTATGGAGGAGATGCCTATAGATGTATATATACATCTTGAAATACCGTGTCGCCTTGCCTTTCCATTAGCTAAAGTAAATATTGTGGTTCCTAATCCTGAATGGTGGTGTAAAGCCGAATGGGCCTGGGTTGAAAGGGAGCCATCTGTAGTTATGTTTCATAAAACGCAACATAGTGCGATGCTGTTTGAATCCAAATGTAGTAGTTTCGTAACCGGATGGCGATGTCCTATAAGCGAAGGCTTATCAACAACATCAAAATCAGACCAGTTTATTTTTATTGTGGGTGGTTCTAAACATAAACGGGTGGCTGTGGATACTATTGTCAAATTCTGGAAACCTGAATTTAATAAACTGATAATTATAGCTTCGGAAGGTGGGGATAATACAAAACATAATGTGGAATGGGTAACAAAATATATAACGAATCAAGAAAAGCAAAAATTATTGTCGCAGTCAAAATATCATATTGTTGCGTCATGTGCGGAAGGTTTTGGCTATACAATGGCGGAATCCGTCTCTTATGGAGCAAAAATATTGTGGACTGATATACCTGTATATAAAGAGATTTGGGGAAAACTTCTTGGTAATTATGGTATAATTAAAACAGATTTAGTTTATGAATCTGAAACATCTATGCTTGATAAAGCACGAAACTTTTCAGAAGCAAGTTTATTAGAAGCTATGTCACAGATAGATAAACAATCATATCTGAAACATAGTGAATATATTAATACGATAAATAAGAATTTTAGAAGTGAATTTTATAATGCGTGGCGTATTGTGGAGAAAAGGGTTAAAAAAACAGATGACCTAAAAATTCCACCCGTACCTAAAGAAGATACCTTACCTGTAATTGGTGTAGTCACGTTGGTCTATAATCGCCCACAATGGTTTATACACGCCGTACGTAATATTGAAACTTCGCTGTATCCGCGAAATAAAATTGTATGGGTTATTGTGGACGATAGTGAATCTTCACAACGTGTAGATATTAGCGTGGAAAAAGTGCGTTCAGGAATACCAGATTTATGTATTAAATATGTTTCGGTATCTAAAAAAACACCCGTTGGTGAGAAGCGTAATATTGGCTGTTTGGCAGCAATTGAAACAAATAGTGATGTGGCTGCGTTTGCCTTTATGGACGATGATGACTATTATCCACCAGGATCATTAAATCGGCGGGTTGCTTGGCTTTACGGAAGCGGTATGGGGGCTATTTATTGTGCCACGCTACCAATGTATGATACTTGTAAATATATTTCGGCTATGAATGTTCCACCACTGGATTTATCGCCTTGTATGCGTGTCAGTGAAGCAACATTGTGTTTCAAACGTAATTTCTGGGAGTCGCGGGCATTCCCTAAAACGATGGATGTTGGCGAAGGCGAAGGGTTTTTGGTAAATAGGGAAAATGAATCTATGGAGATAAACCCACGTGGTGTGATTGTTAGTTTTTTACATAATAAAAACTTAACATCGCGACGCATACCTGAAAATAAAGAGGCTAATGGGTGCCATTATGGATTTTCGGATGAGTATTTTACTATGATTTCTCAGCTTGGTTCCGCCTAGTTTTCTTACGTTTATTTTGTATTTTCATGGACGCTTTATATTTTATAAATTTCGGTGGATTTATTATAAATGCGTTCAATGGCGTATTTAGTTTTTCTTTTAATAAAGTATCATCACTATAATCTTCCATTGTAAATCCATAAGCATCCGTAATTTTAGGATCAAGACCGTAATTTAAAAATAAGTCGATTATTTCTAAATTTTGCGTCTCAAAAATAAGTGGTCGCCCTTCGGCGTTTTTTTCATTAGGATCAATACCATCGCTTAACAATTCTTTAATTTTTTTTATATCGTTAGAGGAAATTGCCTCTTCCATATTCCGGATAGGCATTTTTATTTCGAATTTGTTTCCGCGTCCTTTTGTTTATATATTTTTCTTGTAAACCTTTTGCCACCCTTTTGTCCAGATACTTCTATTAATTTTTCTACCAATTTGTTGATTGTGTAATTAGTATTCATTTCACTCATTTTTGTGCGTATGGAAGCCCCGCAATAGTGTGCCGCACATTTTGGAAAACCATTATTAAATGTGTAATCTTGAAATATTTGTCGTACACATACTCTACAAAACGTATGACCGCATGGAATTGTTACAGGATTTTCTAATATATGCGATGGTGACTTTGCACATGTAATTAAATTGTAAATCAGTGCGGGTTTATATTTAAGTATTGATTTGTAAACCTGATTATCGGATTCTATACTCATTCTATATACAAGTATCTAAATAAATATTTTGTTGAAAATGGGTACCGAAGTTAAGTTCACCCACCCCTTTCAGTGTAGTGTACTTAACTTTACGGTACTTTATAACTACAGCCGTATAAAGTTGTATGCCAAAAGGGGGCACTTAACTTTGGTACTGGGTGGTAATTTTAATGTACTTTACAGGTACGACCATACGAATTTGTACATCCTTTTGGTGTACTAAAGTTCGATACGAGCCGGTATGTTGTCTCAATTTATAAAAAAAACGCCAAAATGAATACTTTTTAAAAATTGAGCTCAAGTCTTAATAATATTTTAATATATATTTTAATATATATTTTAATATATATATAAAATTATTTAAACACGATAAGTGAATTTAAATTAATGGATTTCACGCCTAGGGTTTTTGCTAATGCTGACTTTTTGGATAGTGATGCAGGGGCTGGAGAGCTGGTTTCTTCAGACATTTTAAAAAACTTTTCTAACTTAAAAACGGCAATTTCAAATTTAGCTGATTCCGCAAGTAACACTATAGATAGCAATATGGATGAATATCATAAGAAACTACAAGACCAAAAAAATCAATTACGTCTTCTATGTACGGCAATGAATTTAGAGTTTTTAGAGGATATTCTAAAACCGGATGAAGAAGCGGAAAATATAAAATCTATGCTTAATATTGCTAATATATTAAGCGATCATAAATACAATACATATTCTAAAGAACATTTGACTAATCTAATTTTAAACATTAGTCGTTTAGATGCCGTTGATAGTTCGGAGCTTGGTGTCGATTTTGATACGGCACAAAAAATTTTATATAAAATAAATGAATTATACCACGTGAGCGTTGCCGATTTAATTATGTGTGATTCCACTTTACAAAATAATCTTGAGAAGGTTAAAAATCAATTAAATAAGGTCAATTCAATTTTAAATTTCGAAGCGAACGAATCCAGTTCTGAATTATATTCATCGTTATCTAAGTACATGTATAGTTCTTTAACAGGTATAAAGTTGGTGGATTCGTTTAATAATTTTATAAAGGCACGGAAGAGATTTGCTCATTATAGAAATTTACTTGGGCTTAAAAATGCATCCAGTGTTCCTGAAATGCCACCAACTTGTTCTATATGTATGGAAAAACCCGTGGAAACTGCTATCATAGGGTGTGGTCACACATTTTGTAACGATTGTGCAATTAAACAACATATACATTGTTATATATGCCGTTGTAAAATTCAGAGCAAAATGCGTTTATTTTTTAGTTAGAATGAGAAGGCTAATAAAGGATGTCACAAGGGTAGGATGGTTGTTTGATCTGAGAATTTAAGGTATTTTATAATTTATATTATGTAAAAAAACTACACAATATCAGTTGAATAAATGGTATTAAATCAAACAATCCTGCTCACCCGGATAGTATTATTTTAATAAATGTATTTTATTTAAACGATATTTTTAGTCGTTGTCTACGATTAAATATCTTAGACATGTGTAAATTTTTCCGAACAAACCACTTACATCTCAAGTCTTACCCAAATGACCTTTGCTTAAAGATAATTC